ACTCAGAGTTGCCTTCCCTCAGACCGTCAGGACTGACGGCCTTGACCTTGCTGAGACGTTCATGCGGGTTGTGAAGCAGGATATAGTGGAGGTCGGGCATCTCGTCGCGGAGCAACGCAATTGCGCGGATGATCTCGTTCGCACCCTTGCTGTTTGGCGTATTGCCCACTGTGCCGATACGGTATGACGCCAGCGGGATATCGTGCTTGTTGAGCAAGCGCGCTATCACGTTCTCATCGTGTTTACCCACCGCCGGCGCGAACAGTTCGCCGTCGAACACGGACGGCACGAGCCGCATCTTGTGCATCGGCACCCCGTACCTGGCATAGATGCCCATGCTGTACGGGCAGATGACGGTGATGAAGTGGCGTTCGAGGATTTGGTCAATGATCCGCTTCGATGAGTTCAGGCGCACTTCCGGGTCTGGGTCTTGGTTGCCCCAGACGCTCCCGTTACTTCCGTACCACCAGATCACGGGGACGCCGTGCTTCTCGGCGACCTTGGTCATTGCGACGTGATTGGAGTTGGGGACCAGCAGTTGATGCCACGTCCCCGTCAGCAAAACGACGTCTGGCCGGGGTCGCTGCGAATAGTAGTTATCCCAGTTTTCAGATACATTGACGCGGCGCAGGTTGTGCCCACTCCTGTAGAGTGCTAGCCCCATTTCTTGGCCGCGCAGGGCGCCGCCAACACCGTGGACATCGCGCCCGTCAATGGACAGTATGTCAAGTGGCTTCACCGTTATCCTCCGATTCCAGTTCCTGGTAGATGGACTCGTAGCGCGCGGCGACGTTCGCAGGCGAGGTGCGGCGGCGCATGATGCGGCGTCCGGGGGCGGTCGCGAGCGGATTGCGCACAGCGATGGCGAGGACCCGCGCCCAAGTCTCGGGGGTGTCACCGGCGACGAGGACGGCGCCGGGCTCGACATAGCCCGCGAACATCGCGGAGTCGGAGACGACGACGGGCGTGCGCGAGGCGACCGACAGGGCGACGGTGCCGCTCGAGGATTCGTAGGGCCACTCGTGATTGAGCGCGATCACGTCCGCATCGGCGCACATCTCGTAGATTTCGTCGTCGGTGCGAAATCCCTCGCGGATGTGCACGAGCCCGGGATGTTGCTCGGCGAGGGCCTGGAGCGCCTCGAAACTCTGTCGCTGCTCGCCCGTCAGAACCTGGCCCATGATCCAATACTCGGCGTGTGGGAAGCCCTGGCTGCGCAGTCGGGCGACGGCCTCGATGATTATCTCGCAGCGCTTTCGCGCGCCGAAGAAACCCCACGTCAGGATGCGCGGCCGTCCGCCCGTTCGCGGCCGATGATTCGTCGCCCGGCAGATCGGCGCCGCGAGCGGCACATATCGCACCGGCGGCCGCCGCAGGAACTGCTGATGCTGAATGTCGAATTGTTCGACAGCCGCGCACAGGCCGGGGGTGCCGGCACAGAGCACGTCGGCGACGCGGCCGATCCATTTGTCTTGCCACAGGAAAGGGGATTCGGGATCCGTCAGCAGCGTATGGACGGTCGCGACCGTCCGAATCCCGCGATAACGCGCGAATTCCTCATACCCCAGCAGCGCCTTGTAGACGAAGAGATCGGGGAGCCATTGCCAATGGACCAGGCGGGCGCCCGTCTCCTCGATTGCGGCGCAGATCTGATCCATCGCCTCGGGCTTGTAGCGCTGCCAGCATCGGCGGACGGGCCAGTCGCCCCAGGATTCGGGTTCGCCGTACCCGTCGGGCGGGTCCTCAGCGAGGATGACCGATCGGCGCGCCGCGGGCAGCGCGCCCAACCAGTAACTGAAGTGCTTGGCCACGCCGCAATGGACGCCCCACGGCGTCACGTGTGCTACAAGCTCGGACACGTCGGCCTCCTCTAGCTGGCGATAATCTTGACCGTGGCGTTGCCGGTGCCGCAGCCGCCGGTGGTCGCGAGATAGATGCTCCGGATCCGGAGCGCGCCGGGCGGGATCGTCAGCTCGCCGGCAGCGGCGAGCGTGAACGGATCGTTTGCGGCGGCGTTGAAGCGGATGGCAATGGCCTTGTCCGACTTGATGTAGAGCCATTGCGCGGGCCCCTCGAGGGTGCGCCGCCCTGAAGTCTGGAGGCCGCCGGCGATGTCGACCAGGACCTGGGCGGCACCCGCCACGACCGTCTCGGTGGTGGCCAGATACACATCGTTAGGTTCCATGCGCTTGCTCCTGTTTCCTGGTTCTTCGCGATCGTGGACGCGGGCGGACGGCGCTCTCGGCCGGGGCGACGGTCATCGCCTCGGGTTCGGGCGCCGAGATGATTTCAAGGGCGATCTGCTCCTCAATCAGCTTGCGGGCGAGGGGCGCGGCGGGATTCAACACTGTTCCGGCCGCGTAACCGCCCCAGGTCTGGAGCAGTCGGATGCTCATCATTTCCAGGCTCCTTTCGGTTTCCCGTCCGCGTAGAACTCGGACGGGTGCTGGTAGGTTGCGACCAGGTCCTGGCCCGGCCAGCGGACCATCAGTTCGGCGTGGCCCACGGGGACGCGATTCGCCGAGTAGAGCGTCTTGCCGTGCTGCCGCCAGTTTCGCCAGAACCAGATATCGTCGTCGGTGCGGTCGTCGCCCCAGCGTCCGTCGGCGCCGGGCTCGCCCTTGAACCAGGGCTGCGGGACCTCGCGCAGGCTGGTCACGCGAATCAGCGTCAGTCCGAAGTGGGCGGTCGTGACCTGGAGCAGATCCTGGTCGAGGAGGTTGCGGGCGATCTGCTGCTGGCGTTTCCCCTCGCGCTCAATTGTGAACATCGGCAGGGACAGCGACCGCGAGGCCTGGAGCGCGGCGATGGCATCGGCCTCGGGATGCTCGGACATGAGGCGGATGAGCGTCTCGACATCGGCGCGCGTGAACACCGTGTCGTAGTCGATGGTCAGGATGGCGTCGACGCTGCCCTCGGCGAGCGTCTCCTCGATGGCGCGGGTCAAGCATTGTCCCCAATAGGCGCCGGTCTGCTTGCGCATCGGGATCTTGAGCGGGACGAGGGCCGCGAACGAACAGAAAAAGTTGTCCATGAAGCCAAGGCGCGGCACGGACATGACGGCCTTGACCCGCAGGGACGGGGCCGCCGCCGGGGGCTGGGGCAAAGCGAGTTCGGGTTTGCGGCCCATCAGGTTGAGCGAGATCGGCAGCGCGCTACAATCCTGTGCCTCGCTCTGCCAGGATTCGATCTGTTCGAGGCCGGCCAGGCGCATGAGTTCGCGCAGTTTCGCCTCGTTGAAGAGGGCGAGATGAACGTCATGGGCATCCGCGTGGCCGCCCATCAGGTAGCCCTCGACCTGGCCGTCGCTGTCGCCCTGATATGCCTCGATGATCTTGTCGAGGTCGGGGACGGCCAGGCGCAGGATCCCGCCCGGTTCGAGGGCGCGGACCCAATCCTTGAGCACGTCCATCGTCTGGCGGTACGAGAAGTGTTCGAGCAGATGGCTGGCCCTGATCTCGGCGACGGAATTGTCGGCATAGTCGGTGAGCGGCCAGGCCGGCCGCCCTTCGGCGATTTCGAGGCGAGTGTAGCCGGCGATCTGTGCCTGGCCGGGGCCAAGATCGAGACGGATCGGCTCCGGGCGCCGGACGTTATCGATTTCGCCCATGCTTCTTCCTTCTCCTTTCGTTGCATCCGGACCCGGTCCCGACCGTCCCCGAGGGGCGCGGCCGGGACCAGGCCCGGCGCATCTACTCTCTCAGCCGTTGACGATGGCCTTGACGTTGGCCAGGGTCGTGCCGACCGGGGCCTCGTCACCCTTGAACAGGTTGGCGACGACGCTCAGGATCTGGGTCGTGAGCGGGCTGATGCTCACGCGCAGGTAGCGCTTGCGCCCGCGCAGGTCGACGTTGAACTTTGCGCCCCAGACACCGCTGGTGACGGCGTTGGGGATGGTGAAGCCGCCGGTGCCGTCGCCGACGAAGGCCGTGATGTCGGCGAAGCTGGTGACGACGGTGGTGTCGCACTCTGCCAGCTTGAGGACGCTGGGGTTGTTGGTCACGTTGTTCGAGGTCGCCATGGCGATATCGATCGTCGCGTAGCCGTCGAACCCCTGAGTGTCGATGTTGCCGGTAGCCGTAGCGGCATTCGTCACCGACTGCGGGCTAATGGCAATCACCTGTTTGCCGTAGACGGGAAGCATGTCTGTTCCTCCTGGTTCTTGCGATTCACTTGTCAGCATCCCGCCCCTCGTCGTGCGGACGAGGGGCGGGCCGAAACTACTTGCTCAGGACGTGTTGCCGCGGAGACCGACGAGCGGCCCGGCGGCCGACGCGCTGCCGATATCGTGGACGTTGATATCGAAGCGCTCGCTGCTGAGGATGCCGATCTGGCGATACTCGAAGTACCGCTGATCGGAGACCCGGACGGTCAGCTCGGCGCGGACGCCCATGGTGACGGCCATGCTGAGATCGCCGAAGAGGAAGACCACCACCTCGTCGAGTGCGGTCGTGACCTTCGGCATCTTCTGACTCAGCGCGACGTCGAAGCCGAGGAACTGCTTGGCGAGACCGTTCGTCAGTTCCGCACCGGTGCTCCCGCCCTGGCCGGCGGCCAGGCGCTGAAGCGTCTGGGCCCAGGCGATCTTCGAGCAGAACCATTTTTCGTTCATGCCCGGATAGGCCGGGGTCTTGCCGGTGAGGCCGAGCAGATCGCTCAGGATGTACGCGGGCCAGGTGTCGTCGCCGGCCGTCGCGTCGTCGTAGGAGCCGGCGTGGTTGCCGTCGATCATCTTGGTGCGGATGCCGACGATCCCGCCGTAGGTGCTCGTGCCGTCTCCGTTGAAGCCGCAGTCGTCCTCCTTGTCGGCGAAGGCGCGGGCCTGCTCGAGGGCAATGCGGTCCCCGAAGTTGATGATCGAATCGGCGGCCAGCGAAATCGGCACCAGGCTCAGCGAGCTGAGTTCCTTGGCCACGAGGTTGATCCTGTCCAAGGTCATCTCGCTCTGGGTCGTGGCGTCGGGGTCGCCTGTGAAATAGGCGGTGACCCCGCCGGTGCGGCGAACGATCGGAAGCGTGTCGCTCGACATCGGCATGATGTTGGCCTCGCGACGAATGACGCCGAACTCCTCGACGAGGTCGATGATGCGATTGCTGAGTGGCGTGGGGATGGTCGCCCCGCCGCCCTCGAGCGTGGTGCCCGTCTGGGCTCGAACATCGGCGTAGCCACGCTCACGGCACCAGCGCGCGGACTCCTCGTCGCCCAGCAGGGCGGCACGGTAGAACATGCCGGCGCTGTAGGCGTCTTCGAGGTCCACGTTGAGATTGCCGCTGCGGAAGGCACGGAGCCTGCCGAAGCGGGGCATGACCCGGATGTTCGGGATGGGATCGCCGGAAGGCAGATACATCACCCCACCCGCCTGCGCAGCACGGGCCACGGCGGGCGTAACATCCGGATCGGACCCGGCCGGGGCCTGGCGGCCGCGGTCGCGGTCGAGATCGGCGAGCCCGGTGTCGAGACGCGAGAAGCGATTCTCCTCGGCCTCGAGGCCCTTGATCTCTGCTTTGAGTTCGTCGGCTCTCGCCAGGAGATCGTCGGCCTTCTTCACGTCCTCTTCGCCGACATTCTCCTTGCGCTTGTCTCCGTCGTAGACCAGGGCGCGGGCCTCGGCAAGCGCCTTCGCGAGCTGCTCGCGGAGTTCCTGGAGCTTGTCCATCGTTTTCTCCGTTCTGTCATTGACCAAAGTTCGCCGTCTGCGGCCGAGATTGCCGAAGGCGTTCTCGATTCGCGTTCGCCCGGGGGCCGGATCCCGAAGGGAGCCCGCCGACCGGACGCAAGCTTCCTCAATCCATCTCGGCCAGTCGCAGCCTCAGACGGAGGGCGGCCAGGCCGTTGTCTTGCTGTTGCTGGCGCGCGCGAAATCGCTCTTCAAGGGAGCGCACAGACGTTTCGGTGGCTTCGTAGGCCGGGAAAGTGACAGGCCCGACGTCGACCACATCGACGTCGAGGATCTCGCGGATCTCGATCCCGTCCTCTTTCCGGTTCTCTTCGCGCACGATCCAGAAGCTGAAGGACGATCCGATCACGTCGCCCCGGCGGATGCTTTCGATCGTGTCCGCCCTGGCATCAGGGGGCAAGATCACGTAGGCGAGCCCCTCCTCCGTGATCTGAAGCGTGAGCGTCCGACCGGGAGAGGATCGTCGGCCAAGGACCAGATTCGCGTCGTGGTTGAAGAGCCCGACCACGTCCTGGTCTTCGTTG